TGAGATAAAGTTTACGTTAGTGTCCATCCACTCTCCGAGGGCATCCTCCTTGGGTGCATCATAGCTGTCTGAACCCTTGGGTTTGGGGATACGGAAAGCGTGCATCACATAGTCGTCAACGTCGATGAACGCATGACTGCGGTAGTACACAGAGGAGATGAAGTCCGTCAGTTGTTCGAGGCCGTGAGTCGAGGGGTCGTACTCCATGACATCGGATGCCGTACGAGCCACCAAGGACATACACAGGGGTTGGTAGTCCCAAGCCACACAGCAGTCCTGTTGGTTCCATGTGAGCCAGCATGACTCGGTAGAGCCACTGCGGTTGGACATATCAATCTCGATGACACGGAACACCTCGACCGTGCAGTCGTCGCCATTGTCTGCCACCCAATCGTCGTGGTCCATGTCGGAGGGGACACAGGCTTTGTAGTCCTCGTAGTCACGGGTCATGGTGACGTACACATCGTCCTCTGTTGAGTGGTCGATGTTGACGCACATCTCATCCTTTCGGTAGTCGTCAAGGATTTGTTTGATGTGCTTGTCTGCGAACCCCCGCTTGGGGAAGAACTCGCAAGTGGTGTCGGAGTAGCCTTCGAAGAGGCCAGCTACCGCATGGATTACTGCATATTGTTTCATGCTGATTAGATTGAAGTTTGAAAAATTAAATTGAGATAAGTATTGTCTGTATATATACTCTCTTCACTCTGTTCAGAGAGATATATACATACATACTATAGAGGTGCTGAAGGAATCGAACCTTCGAGGATAACGGCTCCGTAGATAACCGACCCCTCCCTAATCCATAGGAACACCTTGCGGGCTACGCCCATCGTGAGTAGCTTTCTCACGACACAGAAGGGAGGAGGGGAATCGAACACCTCTTGCACCCACACGTTGGTCATTTGCTACTCACCGCTACAGCTTTGGTCATTTGCTACTTGTGTTGTGCGCTCCCTTGAAAGAAATGGGGGGAAGGTGTGACGTTTCACACGCTCATCCGATCGAATTGCATCCCGAAAGGCGTCCCCCCGTGGTCAAACTTCAATTAACCAATTCCTTTGTGGGGTTGTACTTGTCCTCGATTCGTTGCTTGGTATCCTCGCAACACGCTACCCACGCCTCCATGTTTACGAAGGAGAACTTACCTGCCTTGCGGTCAGCCTCGGCTTGTTCGAGGATAGCATCCTTGTTGTCGATATAGTTGTCGAGTCCCTTCTGCAAGCAGTCGATGAGGACCATTTGCACGAGTGCCCCGTGCTTGCTGTACCCCGTCATGAGGTGGCTGATGAACTCGTCGTTCGTCATGTCTTGAATGTTGTTCATGTCAAATCAAATTGTGTATTCTTAAATGCCTCTTCGAGGATTTTCTTGTTGCCCATGTCTGCCTTGAACCACGCCGTGATGAGCGCAAGTTCGAAGCTACCGCAGTGGGTCTGTCGGAGGGAAAGTCTTTCGTGTTGTGTCATGCTGACCAAAATTCTATTTCTTCGTTGTGGATTCGGAAGCTGAACGCCTCTTCCAAGTCTGCGTTCCATACGCTGTCCAACCACACCCCGTGGTCGTCAGGCGCACCCATTACATGGGTGGCAGAGAAGCCTTTGTTTTGCAGTTCTTTGACTGCACGTTCGCATTGTTCTTGTGTCATGATTCGTGGTTTTCTCGTGATACGGGGGTGAGTTCAAGGCTTACATCCCACGTTGCTTGGCAGTCCTCGCACTCGTAGTCGTACAGCCACATGGATGTGCCGTGTTGGCCGTAGCCAACCTCTTGGGATTCGAGGAAGATTCCTGTGCCTCCGCACTTGTGGCAGGTGTCGTGTTCGTGGTGTGTCATAGGTCAATGATTACGCCCTTCTCTTCGAGGGCTTCGGTTATAAATTCAGGGAGTTCAAAACATCCATCGTACCCAACAAGGCGGACACTGCCGTCCTCGTCATGTGCGGTTTCGAGTATGCCCTCTGCATAGAAGCGGTCGCCTCCTGTTTCGAGGTCGTAGGTTTCATACCACCCACCATATTGGTGGTCAGGGTCAATGGACACCGAAGAGTCCATGACTACGTTGGTGGCTCGGTCTTGGTCCACGTCATAGGCCGTGGTCATTGCCACGTGTGGTAGCGTGGTCTTGAACTTTTGTGTAAATTTCATGCTTCTGAGTTTTCGGCATCGTTAGCCCATCCAACAAGGATGTCAATGGCATAGCCCGCTGATTCCGCAGTGTTCGCGGCAGACAGCATGGAGGCCATGCCCTTTACGTCCTTCGGCACAAGCCGAGCGCACCGATTGAGGTCATTGAGTCGCTTCCCGTGGTGGAAGTCGTTGAGGTAGAGCACCGCCGCACCGACGGGGCGTTTGAAGAAGTTGTCCATTGAAATTGGATTTGAAGTTTGAAGTATGAGAGGTTAAGTATATATACTCTCTTCACTCTGTTCAGAGAGTATATATACGTAACTCTCTATATTAGTTGAGCAGAGCAACTAGAGTCAACAACCCACCCATCCATGCAAGGAACGCAAGGAACGGGAGGTTCAAGTTTTGCTTTAATCGTTTACCCATAACTCATTGATTGTTAGTTGGTTCGACTTTCTTGACCGTCCACCCATCAGGACACCAGTCCACAGCGTGTTCGAGCGCAAGGTCCAAGGTGTAGGCGAGGAATTTCTCCTCCCTCCAATCGTCGCGGTCATGGCCACGATAGTACGTCATAAGGTATTCGTTCATAGGTAGATGGATTTGCTGTTAGCAAAATCGTAGATGGCCTTCTCCTTGCGAGCCTTCCCGAGTTCAACCGCTACGTACTTGGACTGAACGATGTCGGAGAGTTCGATGTAAACTCGACCTTCGTCGACCCAACCCCCAATCACCTGGGTGTCCCGATCGAGTGCGGAGCATACGAGGCCGTTCATCACTTTCTCAAAGTGAATGAAAGAAAGGCTTTCGTTGTCGATTTCAAAGGGCTTGAAATCTTGCGCTCCGCCTACTGCATAACCGCCTCCGTTGTATGTGTGAAGCTTGTCGATTCCGACGGGTCGGACGCTGAACCCCTCTCCGCTTTGGAGCAGGTGGTATAAAGAAATTGTTGTCATCGTAGATGAATTGAAGTTTGATACAGACACCACGTAACGCTTGGGCAGAACCAACAAGCGGGTCGTTCTTTTATCCTCCTACTGCTCCACTACAAAGTAGTGTCAGGGCAAAACCACTGATGGGCACGTATTCAGAGGTACGGCTCCGTTACGGGTGTTTCGTCCATTCAGGACTCTTCAGTGTACCTGAAGATTGATATTACATATCAATGAGGTCTTCCATTGTCATCTGCTCAAGGCAGGTGAGTTCGTCCCACTCAGCGGTGGCACGCACTGCGTCGAAGGAGAAGTGAAGGTCGAGGAGGTCAGCAATAAGCTGATGGCGTAGGTTCATATCCATAACGGAAAGGGTTTAATTGAAGTTTGTTATTGAGAGGTTAAGTGTATATACTCTCTTCACTCTGTTCAGAGAGTATATACACGTAACTCTCTAAAGGGTTAGCCGATGGAGCAACCGCTTCCAAGGGCAAGCAGGCTTCGGGAGATGGTAATCTCCACAGCGCCCGCTGTTGCGTCATGCAGGAGGTCTTTCAGACCTTGCAAGTCCCAAAGCATTTCGAGTTTTCGGCCATCCTCTTCGTTATCAACGAAGTGGTCAAGCAAGCAGACAGCTTCGCTGAAGGTCGCAGAGTCGAGCGTTGCGTCCTGTGGGTAGGAGGCATCAATGTGTTTGATATCTTCGATATCAAGGTCAGAAACTAAGTAGTTCATTTTCAATGAATTAAGGGTTATCAGTTAAACTAATCCTAAAGGATTAGAAGGGCATTTCGTCAAGGCTAACTTCGTTAGAAGGAGAAGCCAGAGTCGTAGACTCCATGTGCACTGCAAGGCAGGCTGTGAGAGCCTCAATCTTAGCTTCCAAGGAAGCTACTCTGTCAACTTCGTTGACCCCTGAAGCCACTGCTTTAGCCTTCAGCTTCGCTGACTTCTTGATTGCTTTCTTCTCATCCATCTCTTTCAGAGATGCTTTAGCAGCTTCTACTGAAGCTGTCTTTGCCTTCTTCGAAGGCTTGACTGGACTGTCAGCCTTTCCATGAAAGGCTTTTTCTTGACTGTCAGCAACTCTTTGAGTTGGGGTTGCTTTCTTCCTCGTCTTACGACGAGTCTTCTTAGCCTTCTTCGAAGGCTCCTTAACCTCTTCGAGGTTAGAGATGAAGTCCAAAGCTTCTTGCAGAAGCTTCGTTGCGGCGGCTTTGCGGGCTGCGGTTGGACGGAAGGTGGCTTGGTTGACTGCCTTCTTGCAGTCACTGAAAGTGAAACTATTCATTGGAAATGAATTAATTGAAGTTTGATTCCGAAGGGCTGACTCTCAAACCCTTTAGGAGATAGTAGTATAAGAGAGAGTCGTAGACTCCTCTCTCTCTTATACTACATCTCTACCCTTCCAGCTTCTCACTACCTACTACCTTGGTAGTAGTAGTGGAGTCAACAGCCCCTAACACGCTGAGAGATAACAAGTTATCTCCGTAGGTTAGGCAACGTGAAGAGCCTCGAAATGCCACCCCTTAACGGGGTGAAGTCAAGCCGATTGGAGAGTTGGGGAGGGATTGTCCCACCCTGCTTAACAGCGCTGCATAATGCCTGCGGTTCCTGCAGTGGTAGAAGTGAACCTACCTAACTGACTGATAGTCAGTAGGTAGAAAGCTGAAAGTATAGCGGCTACTATCGAAGATAGTAGGGGGGTGGGGTCTGGAAAACCGTTTAGGTACTGCGTACCTAGCGTCCACAAGTATATATAATCCCCACGATCTACATTACTGCGGTTTTTTTACCTTTACCCCATGAAACTTTTGAGGAATAACGGAGACCCTGTCAAGATAAGCTCTGGAGACGTTTTCGGGTTTAAGGGCGACTCTATAGATTACAGTCCAGAGAACAACTATGGCGACGGTGCTGCTGAGATGCGTCCAGACATGCTTCTTGAGGCCCTTCTTGGGCCAAAAGCTTTAGCCAAGATCGGATCTTCTGGAGCAAAAAGCCTAATGAAAAACCTTTTTAAGGAGTCTGCTACTAAAGCTGGAGAGAGCTCTGTTATGAATTCCATATCGCAACTACTTGGGGGTCAGTAACTTAAGCCTTTGCTCTTAAAGCGTTGGTAAACTATTGACTTTTAAGATTTTTGTTTATACCTTTACGGAATATTAAGCGACTCTAAGAAGGGAAAGCTTCTAAGAATGTTTTTTTCTGTTTACACAGAGGAGTCCTTTATGTTTATGGCGCGGGAATAGTAGTATCTAGTATGAAAGTAAGAAAATACAGCACAGGCGGCACCATTAACAGTAAGGTGACCAGCGAAACCTCTACTCAGACCAAGTCTAAGAAGAAGAAGTCTGGTAAGGAGAAGTCAAAGGTTGTGGTGAAGCAGCAATCGACGGTAAAAGATCTTGATACGGGTGGTTCGACGGAGCAGAAGACGAAGTCTGTCTCAAGACAGGGGCAAGAGAAAAGGTCTAAGTCCACTTTTAAGATCAAGGACAAGGATGATAAGCTTCTTGTTAAGCAAGTAGACAAGAAAAGTGGGTCCAGAGTACGTGTAACTAAGAAGGGGAAAGCTGCAGGATACGGTAAATGATATCGTGTTATATTTGTGGCCATGAACGTACAGAAAGATTACAAGCTAGGGGGCTTCTTTGGCAACTCCCAAGACAAGTTCTCCCACATGGCGGGAGCAGAAGGGGGCTTCGATAGAAAGAAGTTCCGAGATCTCAGAAGAGCCAAGAGAAAAGGCACTAGTTTGAGCGGTAAAGACGCTCAGGCCCTTGAGTACATGAAGAAGGTACGAGGTGATCGCTTTAAGAAGGCGATCATAGGTGGTGCTGCAGCTGCTACAGGTCTAGCTGCCCTTGGAGGAGCTGCTGGTATGGCTGGCGGTGTAGGCAAGATCGGTGCTGGTCTTGGAAAGCTCAAGACAGCGGCCCAAGCGGGTAAGTTCAAAGGCCTTTTTGGTAAATTGAACAAGGCGAAGAAGGCACAAGAAGCTCTTGGTGAGTCTGGTTTCTTTAGAGGCACTGGTTCAGCCACAGCCAACTCGGGTCAATACGGAGGAGCTCCTGCAACTGAAATAGAAGATATGGAGCTTGGCGAGATTGATGAGTTTGGAAATGACGAAGAGGAGTTTGATTACGGTGGACCTGGAGGTAAGTACGGGATGAGGATCTTGAAAGAAGGCGGCTTGGTAGGAGGACAAAAGAGACTCGACAAGAACAACGACGGAAGGCTTTCCAGAGAAGACTTTGAATTGCTCAGAGCTATGTTCGGGGCTAAACTCCCTAGATAATGGCAACACTCTCAGTAAACATCTCAGAGACCATTACAATCAATGGACAGGAGCGCAATGCTTCTAACACGATCGACATTACGGGTATCACCCAGTTGAACCAAAGGATTGTCAATGTAGACTCTGCATCAGAAAACTCCTTGGTTTTGTTCGATACCGCAGAAGCTGCTGGGCAGTTTGCTGACGGTAGCTTGGACTACCTTCGTATCACTAACCTAGACTCTGCCAACTTCGTAACCCTGAGGTTTACGGCTGGCAACGACGAGTACTTCGTGAAGCTTGCAGCAGGAGACTCCCACATATTGTTTGAATCTGTGATGGATGCAGACAACGATTCTGGAGCAGCCTCTGTGTCTTTGGCAGCTATGGACTCCATAAAAGCTCAAGCTGACTCTGCTGACTGTCTAGTCGAACTATTCATCGCCGCGTAAGGCATGAAGAAATTCTACTTCAATCCTAAGAAGAAAAGAAAGGACCCTGTAGTAGAAAACGAAAAAACAAGAGTACACAATGAAGCTATCAAAAAATCTATCACTCGCCGAGGTGACCAAAAGCATCACAGCTAAGCGTCTAGGCATAGATAACACACCAGATGATTGGGTACAAGGAAATCTCAAGGCGATTGCAGAACACGTATTTCAACCTCTTAGGGACGCTTTCAAGTGTCCTATATTCGTGTCGAGCGGGTATCGTTCGGCTGATCTCAATGTTGCGATCGGCGGCTCAGTTCGTAGTCAGCACGTGGAGGGAAGAGCACTGGATCTTGACGCAGATGTATTCGGAAGGTGTTCGAACGCTGAAATCTTCCAGTATATACTCAATAACCTTACGTTTGATCAGCTTATTTGGGAGTTTGGTACTGAGGACAATCCTGATTGGGTTCACGTGTCTTACGTTTATGATGGCGTTAATCGTGGTCGCTGCCTCAAGGCTTGTCGTGATGATGAGGGAAAGACGTACTACGAAGTAATTTTTGGTAAGAGATTATGATAGGACTAGGATTATCTATAGTAGGAGGGGCAGCAACAGAGGCTTCTAGCCAAGGGAATAGAAACGTCCCTTCTTTCTCCAACACCAAGTCCTTGTCTTTTGACGGGGTCAGCGACTCTATGTCGTTTAGCTCCAATCCAACAACCACATTCCAATCTCTCTTGGGTGCTAGTTCGTTTACTATTTCGTACTGGGTTAAAGCACCAGACATTGTACAAGGAGGTAATGCAGGCACCTTGACCTTGGCCGCTGGAGTGAAGACCGACGGTGGCTTCGGTCTTTTGACTATTGGCAGGATATATGGTCCTAATCATAGCACGAACAGCTTGAAGAACGTAATAGAATTTAATTTTCAAGGACCATCTGGAATTTTCTTTCAAACTAAAGCTGATCATTCTAGCGCCACATTGTCTGACGACACGTGGATTCACATAGCATATACCAACACCATAAATGGGAGTTCTAGAGATGGCCTGGTGTATATCAATGGATCTGTTTTGACAAACAACACAGACTTTAATAGTATACCTGGTGGAGATTTTTCAAGCGAACCTCTTCCAGCATTCGCAATCGGTTCGACTTTCTTTAATAGTGCACTCACCACCTTCTCGGAAATTTCATTGGATGAGATTGCTTTTTACAACACTGCTTTGAACGGCAGTCAGATATCGGAGATATACAACAGTGGAGTTCCTAGAGATGAATTGGCAGTACACGGGAGCAGACTTGTTGGATACTGGAGGCTCGAAGACAACGGAACCGATGGAAGCGCCAACGGCAATGACTTTACAGTCACTGGAGCTACATTCTCTACAAGCGTACCAACATAATGAATCCGAACAGAACTTACTGCATCGTCAACTACGCAGACGTCACCGACGACATGTTGGCTGTATCGTCCATCAAGGTCAAGGCCTCCCTCAGGAGGTCTGTCTCTGGTGACGACAGAGTCATCATGTCTTGGGACGGAGGATCTACACCCAGTGTGTTTGACTCCTACACCACATACACTCACCCTCAAATGAGAGCTATTGTCGCTGATGAAAGCGAAGGTTGGTACGAAGAACAAGAAATACCAGAATAAAAATGGCATATAGAAGAAAAGACGTGAACAGGGGGGCTAACACCTCTACAAACACGAGAAGAAGAAGAAAGGGCTCTGGTCGTAAGCGCAAGATGTTTTATGAAGACAGGAACATTAGCATAGAGGACCTAGGTAAAGAATATCTTATCAGGCATCAACCTATTCCGTCTCAGAGAAGAGCAGGGATTACAGGCCTTCAGACGCTCACAGTGCCTAAGTCTGCCGCTGCGGTACCTTCAAATGCGCCCGATCCTTACTGCATGTCCGTGTTTTGGACTAACCCTATGGGTCTCGGCCCTATGGGTCAAGGCCTCGATGGCCTTCCGTATGGTCCTAATATTGAAACCCATCTTTACCCGCCTACCCTAAGTGGACTTGGGAACATCAGCGGTCCAGAATTCGCACAGTTCTTTGGTACTACCAACGCAAATGGAGATTATTTTTTGAACGCAAGCGCGAAGCTTGATATGTTGATGACCTTGATTCTTGCTGGCAACTCAGGTATTTGCAACCTACCTATAATCAATCATTTTTTCTTAGTTCTGTCTGGAAAAGCAAGAATTATTAGATTTAACGGGGAGGTTCAGGAACTGTACTTTCAAGCAAAAAACCTTAATCACCTCCTTACAATCGTGTCCAACGACAGTGAAGCCCCAGAAGAACAAGGAGATATTATCATCGACCCCAACGAAACTAACACAAGCCATTCTTTCTTGACTATGGACACTGGGGGTCAAAGAGACATAAGTGATTTCTTTTACTACGCAAATACTCTAGAGCCTATAAACGCATCTAATGCACCGAGTCAAGAAGCATTGACTGCTGGTGGTTACGTGGGCTTCCCGCTTATAAATGACTTTCATTATGGCGATAAAATCATTATTGAAAATATATCGGCAGGCTATCCAAACCTAGGTTTAACTGGATGCGGGATGTCGCTTATTGGTGTCGATAGTGATGGAGACGGAGAAATAGACGATTATTATGGAAACTCCCCAGGGTATCCAAGTCCGTATACAGTATTGCCTTCAGAAACCAAATTTATATCCATTACTCTTTGATAGGCATATTGTATATCAAGACCCTTCGAGGTCTTTGTAAAAAGCCTGGACCAAGAGTCGGGCTTTTTGCGTTATACCATACCTGACTCTGTAGTTGTATTTCGTCTCCTCTCTAAACAGATGATCCTCCATAGTGGTAGACGGTGTCATCTTATCAAAGTGTTTGTAGATGTAACCCTCCTTAACTAGCTGATACACAATCCGTTCTGCAAGCTTCTTCTCTGAGTAATCAAACTCTTCCGCTGCATACCTGAGTGTCCAGAACTCCATATCGTAGGCCCACAGCAAAAACATAAGCTCTCTTTCGAAAATGTCTCTCCTCCTGCAGAAGCTCCTGATGGTGACTCTAAGACCCTTGAGGTAGTTGTTTTTTACGTACCTTTGATTTAATCGAGAAAACTCCCTGAAGAGTTTCTTCTTTGACACGACGCTTTTAGGCATGAAATAAAGTGATGATGGATTACGAAGATACAGAAGACTACGAGTTCCTCCTTGAGATGCAACAGCTGCACAGTCAGATGGAAGTCCTCATAGAGAGATACGACATGCGCGACAGGGTTATGTCTGTAGTAGTCACTGGCGTCCTTGAGCCTATCGACGAAGATACCAGTCAGATGAAAGCTTTGTTTAGCTACAACCTGGGCTCCAAAGAAGAGATGGAAGAGATGGTGAGTTTTATAGAAAAAACATACAAGGATCAAAACGGCCCAGACCTAGATGAGCTTCTGGGCGGCCTTGACATTTCACTGAACTAATGGACGGACTTATAAGGAAGATCATCATCGGTAGAGACCCGAAGGATGCCATGGCGTATTTTGTTGGTATGAGGGCTGGAGGAGGCGAAGTCTCTACAATCATACTTGATGATGAGCACCTATTCAGGTACAATAAGAAGAGATATCTAGTATATTTGCAGAAGGACGGATCTCAAGTTCTGTGGAAATCCGTAGATGAAATGCCATGTATTATTGAATATGACTGCAACTTCTAAAAGCAAGGGCCTGGGCGATACTGTAGAGAAGATCACCAGGGCCACAGGAATTAAAAAGCTCGTTGAGAAGTACGGCCCAGAAGACTGCGGCTGCTCTCAACGGCAAGACAAATTAAATGAAATGTTTCCCTACAAAAATGAAGACACTTGATCTTTTCGTTGTTGAGCTAGACAAGCAGATCAACGACACCATTACAACAGATAATGGCCTTGAGCTATACGTGGACTCTAAGTTCAACGAGTTCAAACACAGAGTTACTGAAGGCCCCGTGGTGGCAGCCCCTCTAAAACACGACACAGGAGTGGAAGAGGGTGACACCCTTTACTTTCACCACCTCGTTGTTCTTAATGAGGGTCAGGTTCTTACTGGCCACGACAAGCACTACCTTGTGAGGTATGATCCAGAGCAAACGATCAACAACCAAGCCATCGCCTACAAGAGCTCAAAAAGTGGACACATATATACCCTCGGTGGTTGGGCGCTACTTACGCCTGTTGAGGAAGACCCTGAAGCTGGTGAGCAGAGCGACCTTATCGAGGTTGTCAAGCTTACAGAGTCTCCCGTTCGAAAAGCTTGCATTGCTTTCGATGCTCCTTGGCTTGAAGAGCTTGGCGTCGGTACTGGCGATATTGTGGGGATTAAGAAGAACAGAGACTACGAGATAACAATCGACGGCGTCAAGTACTTTAGAGTTAGAGCAGAAGATATCCTATATGTCGAAGAAGAAGTTCACAACGATTGACGCTGCCAAGCGTCTTATGTCGTCCATGGAGACGGCTATCGACAACATGATCGACGAGATCAAAAAGCCTGTTGATCCTGAGATCAACGGGAGCGCACGTAAAGCAGAGCTGCAGTCTATCAAGCAGACAGCTACTGACGCAAAAGAGCTAATCGTTGAAAGACAGCGACTTGAGCAAATGATCAAAGACTTACAGACCAATGGAGGCATCGAAGAAGCCAAAGACTACAGCGGAGGTTTCGCTGAAAAGTTCTCTAAATGATTGGAAAGAAATAGTATGGCAACACAATAAAACAGATTACAAGTTCTGGGAGGATTCCTGGAACGAAAAAGAAGAAGACTGAGTTGTTGGTTTTCGTCAGACGACCCTCTACGTATCATAGGGTTTTTCAACTGGGGCGTAGTTCAGTTGGTTAGAGCGTCTGTCTTATACACAGGAAGTCGCGGGTTCAAGTCCCGCCGCCCCAACAATTTATTATATTTGTAGCATGAAAGTCAAAAAGAGAGACTACAAGAAGGAGTATGCTAAGTACGGCGCGGGCGGCAAGGCCAAGGCCTACAGAGCTGATCTCCTTCGCATCAACCGCAGAAAGGGAACTGACGGTAATGGTGATGGTCTTGACGAGGCCCACGTAGGGTCGTCTGACAGAACTACACCTCAGCCTGAATCTAAAAACAGAGCAAACAATAGACCTAGGCGGAGACGCAGTAGGTAATAGCTGCACCTGTAGCTCAACTGGATAGAGCATCGCCCTTCTAAGGCGAGGGTTCGGGGTTCGAGTCCCTGCGGGTGTACTAAATTAAATTAAAATGAAAGTTGTTTCTAGGTTTGCACTATTGATCTTAATGCTTATTCCATTTATGGATAGCGCTTCCTCTGTTTCAAACAGAAGAACAACTAGATACAATAGGGGGCAAATTCATGAAATGATAATTACATTAAATCACTTAAATAAACCTATTCATGGCTAAAGTTCAGGTCAGTAACTACGAGAAGAAGCGTGTAAAGCGCAAAGGTGTCCACGCTAAGACAAAGACATCTAAGAATAAAGATTCAGTTAATTATAAGAAGCCTTACGCTTCACAAGGTCGATAAATATGGCTACCTACATTTGCGATTGCGAGAAAAAGCACGAAGAGGATAAGTCTGGGGTTACCATCAAGTTTGTTGACGGCAAGGCCCAGCATCAAATTCAGTGCCCATGTGGAAAGTACATGGTCCTTAAGAGCCCCAAGACAGGAGCCCCTAGCTTCAAAAGCAACAGGTGGGGACAAGTGTTTTGAGTGTACTAGTAAACATAGAAGGTTATGAAGACCCTGCTGTCTCAATTTGTCCCAACGGTTCGCAAGGTGAAACTGTTTCAGTCGGTGGGCTACTCATTGTTCTTCCCTCTCAGCCTCCCAAAAAGGAAATTGCGGGATATGGACGCCCAGACGACCTGCAGCTGTGGGAAAGGATTCCTATGCCAAAGGAGCTGTCTAGGATTAAGTCTATGGATGAGTGGCTCGAAATGCCTAGGGAGTTTCGACAGAAGTTTTCTCCGTATATCGAGGAGGAGTTTCGCCGTAGGCGTGAGGGCTTTTGGTTTTATAATAACGGTGAGCCTACATATATTACGGGGCGCCACTACATGATGCTCCAGTGGACTCGAATGGATATTGGCTACCCCAACTTCCTTGAGTTCCAAAGAGATATTTTCTTACATTTGGCTGCGTGTGAGGCGGACCCACGCTGCATAGGGCAGCTGTACACCAAGTGTCGGCGGAGTGGATATACGAATATCTGTTCCGCCGTTTTGGTTGATGAGGCCACCCAGGTTAAGGACAAACTTCTGGGCATCCAATCTAAGACTGGTAAAGACGCACAGGAGAACATCTTTATGAAGAAGGTGGTGTATATCTTCCGAGGCTATCCGTTCTTCTTTAAGCCTATCCAAGATGGTACTACCAATCCACGTATGGAGCTTGCCTTCAGGGAGCCAAGTAAGAGAATTACCAAAAACAATAAGACTTCTCAGAAGGGAGAGGCTCTTAATACAGTAATTAACTGGAAGAATACAACAAACAATGCTTACGATGGAGAGAAGCTCCATTTGATGTATTTAGATGAAGCTGGAAAATGGGAAAAACCTACAGACATAAGAGACGCCTGGAGGATTCAACGGACGTGTTTGATCGTCGGGCGGAAAATAGTCGGAAAAGCGATGGTCGGAAGCACCGTCAATCCTATGGACAAGGGTGGGAAGGAGTACAAGGAACTATGGAGGGACTCGGACCCAAACGAAAGAAACGCAAACGGAAGAACCAGAACGGGTCTATATAGGCTGTTTATGCCGTCATACGAGTCCTTAGAGGGCTTCTTTGATAAGTATGGTCATCCAGTGGTAGATGATCCTCCTAAGGTCATTGAGGGGCTTGATGGAGAGGATATCATCTTTGGAGCTAAGACATATCTTAAAAACGAAAGAGAAAGCCTTAAGGGTGATCCCTCGGAACTGAATGAGGTTACTCGTCAGTTTCCTTTTACTACAGATGAGGCCTTTAGGGATAGCATTGATGGTAGCCTATTCAACATAGGCAAGATCTATGAGCAGATTCAGTATAACGATGATCTATTCCCGAACCCTGTTGTCCGAGGAAATTTCGTATGGAAGGACGGCGTTCAGGACACCAAGGTTGTTTTTAAGCCAGACCCTAAGGGTAGGTTTAGAGTGGCTTGGATGCCACCAGAAGAATTAAGAAACCTCAAGAAAGAAGAAAGAGGTAAACGTATTGCGCCAAATGCAGAGCTGGGGGTAGGCGGGGTCGACTCTTATGACCTTGACGCCACCGTCGATGGACGGGGGTCTAAGGGAGCGCTACACCTATACAACAAGTTTCACATGGAGCATCCTGCTAACATGTTTGTTGTGGAGTATGCGTCCCGTCCGCCTTTAGCTAAAATCTTCTACGAGGATGTTCTTATGGCAGCCGTATTCTACGGATACCCTATATTGATTGAGAACAACAAGTACGGGATTGCAAGATACTTTGAGACAAGGGGTTATGACGGGTACCTAATGGCTAGACCAGGCCACCTGTCATCTAAGAACTCTAAGGTCAACGTAAAGACTAAGGGGATACCATCTAACTCTCAAGACGTAATACAGGCCCATGCACACGCCATTGAAGCATACATACATGACCACGTTGGCATGCACAGAGAAACTGGGGAGTACGGGAAGATGTATTTCAACAGCACTCTTGAGGATTGGATTGGCTTCAAAATTAACGATCGTACTAAGTTTGACCTTACGATTAGTTCGGGCCTTGCCTTACTTGGGGCTCAAAAAGGAAGCAAGAAAAAAGAGCCAGTTAAGTTCGACGAAAAGAAATTCTTTAGGAGATATAAGCCAATAAGCTGACAACCAGAATATTTCTATATTTGCAAAAATGCCGACTCCCTGATGTACAGTAATAATAAAAGGCAAAGCAAGAGCTTTCCAGATCCGCTCGCGCCACAAGATATTAAGGCTGGCAAAAAGTATGGTCTGAAGTACGCTAAAGCTATAGAGGGCCAGTGGGGTAGGATGCAGGACAACGACTCTCTTTTCAGAAAGAGAAACAAGGTGTGGGACAGGAATAGAGATTACGCTAACGGAACTCAGGACACAAACATCTACAAGAGGATCCTTACGTCTATGGATCCCAACAGTGGAGATGGAAGTCTTGTAAACCTAGACTACACGCCTGTTCCAATCCTACCTAAATTTTCTAGAGTTGTAGAAAACAAGATACTGTCTAGAAACCCATATCCCAATCTTGAGGCTATTGACCCTATCTCTTCTTCAGAGAAGAATAAAGAGAAGCAGAGAATAAAGGTTCAGGTTCAGATTAAGCCAGATCTAGAGGCGTTGAAAGCTGAGACGGGTGGCTTGGTTCTTGACAAAGACCCTAGTGAGCTTCCAGATAGTCTTGAGGAGGCGGAAATCTTTTTGGAAACAAACCTTAAGACTGACGCCGAAATAGCCGCACAGATAGGCACTAACTTGACCCTATCCTGGAACAGCTTTAACGATAACATCTATCGAAGATGTGTCAACGATTTGGTTGCACTAGGCATGGCTGTGGTAAAAAGATCTAACGATCCGAACTACGGCATTAAGACAGACTACGTAGACCCCTGTAAGTTTGTACACAGCTACAGCGAGGACCCAGGTCTAAACGACCTCACGTATGCTGGGCACATCAAAACCATTTCTATACAGGAGCTAAAGCGTGTGGCTGGTGATCAGCTTACCGAGGACGACTACGCTAAGATTGCATCAGGTGCAGCAGGCACCAATGGTAACGACTCAAGCAAGCTCAACTACAGCTACTTCGACGACCATCTCAAAAGAACCATGTATGGTTATGATGAGTACATGGTAGACGTGTTGGACTTTGAATTCCTTTCTGTCGACTGCATGCACTTCGAGGACAAGGAGAACAGATATGGCAACAAGCTCTTCTTCTACGAAGGATTTGAGTACAAGGAGCGTCCAGGAAGCGTATTTGAGAGAGAGCCCAGGAAGATGAATATTGCCACTGTCTACGGTGGTAGCTGCATTGTTGGAACTAACTTTCTGTACGACTACGGGATGAAGGCCAACATGCCTAGAAACATCCACGACATCTCCAAGTGCAGGCTTTCCTATTCTGCTGTTGCTACCAACTTGAGGAAGATGATACCCAAGTCTATGGTTGATAGCTGTGTAGGTTTTGCAGACATGTTGCAGATTACACACCTTAAGATCCAACAGGCTATTGCAAAGGCTAAGCCCGATGGCTTGATCATTGATATTGAAGGCCTTGAGAACGTTCAGCTAGGTAAAGCTGGAGAGTTGCAACCCTTGGAGCTTCATGATATCTACGAGCAGACTGGTGTATTCTACTACAGAAGTAAGGATCCAGAAGGAGGTTTTCAAAATCCACCTATCCGTGAGATCGGCAACAGCATTAGAAACATAAACGAACTCATTGGCATATACAACCACTACATGCGCCTCATCAGGGACGCTACTGGTATTAACGAGGCCATGGATGCAAGCTCTCCTAAGGGTGATATGCTGGTTGGTGTGCGTGAGCAAGCTATTGCTGCAGGAAACAATGCCATCTATGACATCACTAACGCATCTATGGTTCTGTTTAAGAAGGTTTGCGAAGATATCGTCAAATGTCTTCAAATCATACCTCAGGGCTCTGTTATCATGAAGGCGTATCAAAACGCTATTGGCGAGGAGAACATGGAAGTCCTTTCTACTTTCTCTGACTTACCCATGTACAACTTCGGTGTCACGGTTCAGAAAGAGATGGAGGATACCGAAAGACAGTTTCTTGAGCAGAACATACAGGCCTCCCTAGCTCAGAAGGAATTGGACCTAGAGGACGCTATTGCTATTCGTCAGCTCAAGGACATCAACCAAGCCGAGCGCTTGCTCATCGTCCGCCGTCAAAAGCGCATGAAGAAGCAGCAGGAGATGGCTCAGCAGAACTCTCAGATGCAGGCTCAGCAGCAAGCTCAGGCTACTCAGGCGGCATCACAGTCTAAGCAGCAGGAGATGCAAATGGAGGCTCAGATAGAGGCCCAGACGTTGCAGCTCAAGAATCAGCTAGAGATACAGCTTGAGACCGCTAAGCATGAGTTTAGGAAAGAGATTGAGCTCATCAAAGCACAGGCTACTCTTGGCTTTAGAACTGAGGACGAAGAGTTTAAGGAGAAGCTTGAGGTTCTCAAGGAAGACAGAAAGGACGACAGGATCAAGAAAGAATCAGCCGAACAAAGCAAGCTTATCTCTCAGCGTCAGGGCAAGCGAGGCGAGATGCAAGAGGTTTCTGATCAGGGGGATACATCGCAAATCATTGACGACATACTTGGAGAGTAATGGCAAACAAGGTAAATCTAGACGTAGCTCAGAAGCTGAATATTACGTGCCGCAGAGGTGACACGTTTAAGCTTGATATGGTTCTTAAAGACTCTAGTGGGACACCCATAGACCTAGAGAAAAGAGATGATAACACCAATGTGTATAAATTTTCTATGCAGGTCAGAACCGCTGCAGAGGCTGACGGCTCTGCAGGTTTGATTGCTTCTACTATAGAGGGTTTGCCAGATGGTGCATCTAACTATATTCTTATAGAAGAAATAGTTGGCGCAAATACTGGAGGTATAACGATCTTCATCACTGATGTTGAGATGAGAAAGATTCCTTCTGGTCGATACGTGTATGACCTTCAGTACGTTTTTGTAGAAGGAGCATCAAACGGGAAAGACGTCACCACTACTTTTATAGAGGGTGCCTTTGTCGTAAACGAAGATGTAACCGATTACACTGTTGGAGCCGCCAGAGGCCTAGAGAATGATGTCAAGGCTATTGTAAAGGGTAGGTACTAATTGTCTTCTCCTGCCGAAATAGTCCTTGGGCAGGGTGGGGCTAGCTCCATTTCTGTCAATTCAGCGGAGGGGCAATCAATAGTTGTCACTCCTTCTGGAGGCACTTCTGTGTCCGTTGCTTCCGTAGACTCTCAATCGGTATCTATATCCTCTACCTCTACAGAGGTTACTGTTTCCTCCCCAGACACTCAGTCCCTTTCTGTCAACACAACTCCTTTTACCGTAGAGGTTTCTACCAACTCCAACCTCATATCTGGAGCTACTAGACTAAGGGATCTCACTGATGTTATAGGGGACCCTACTAGTGGTCAGGTCCTCATATACAATCAAGGAGAAAACAATTTCCAATTTGCCGATCAGACTGGTGGGGGCGGTGGAGGTGGTGATAGTGAAGAGCTCACGGACTATGCCATCCAAGTGACAAATTCTGACGGGGCTTTTGATACAATCATAGGTACAACGTATGAGACCAATACGAGTATGACGAACATACTCAACGACATCTTAAACCCGTATACGCTAACCTCAATATCACTTAGTAGTTTATCGGGCACTAATAACTTATCCTCCTTTTCTGTTTCTGGAGGTCAAACAGTTGCCGTTGAGGTGGGAACATCAATTAGTCTTACTTCATTTAGCTATGGGGTGGCTGATCCATCCAAGGTGAAAGATGGGAGCGTCAAGTTGAAAAAGGACTCCTCTTCTTACATGGCTGGTCTTTCTGAAACAAGCACAACCAATGTGTCTGTTAGTCCAGTAATAAATGCTCAGAAAAACACGCCTGGAACAGATTCTTATAAGATGACTGCTGTAGATAACGGAAACCCCAGTGGAGTTGAGTACAACTTAAATTCCAGCACTTCCACCATATCTTGGAGATACGTTGTGGGGCTTGGGGCATACCCCACCATACCCTCAAGTAACTCTACCGCTACTGACATCTATGAAAACCTCGTGGTTTCTACTTTGATTAACGACCCAGGAAACTCTTCTTTTAATCTCACATGTACGGCTGCCAACGCCAATGACGCAAATCACACTTTCCTTATTTGGCCTAGTTCTTATGGGGTTATAAAGTCTGTTCTTCAAAACAACTCTACTGACGTAACCGCTGACTTTGTTCTTGTTGGGGAGTACACCGTCACCAACTCAAACAACGTAAATATTAGTTACTATATTTACAGAACGAATGACACAGGAGCATTCAATGACGACGTAGTACTAACCGTAACCCTGAAAGATGCCTGAGTTTCCAGGACAAGTTAGGCATTCCAATGCCTCCTATCCAGTAATAGACCTTACTGACGACTCCAACACTCAGTTCAACCAGACTGGCAAGAGCCCAGTGAAGGGCATGGGGGTGTTTTCAAGTATCTCTAACAGAACGTCTGTTACGTCTAGGTATAGGACCAAAGGATACCTTGCTGTAGTAGGGTCCACGCCGTATGTATATACCAGCGCCTCAACCCTTGATGGGGATTGGGGTACGGAGGGTAACTGGGCTGGGCTGTCCGCCACCAATGGTTTGCCTAGCGGAGGATTGGAACACAACGCCCTTGTAAAGCTTTCTGATAGCGACTATGATGCTGGATGGACTGGAGACCCAGAGTTCTCTACTATGTCCCTAAAGAAGACCAACTACCCTATGTTGGACTTTTCTAGCTCTCGGTCTGGAGCCACAGCTGACGGCACTGTCCTCGGAAGGATTCAGTCCAATGGAGTTAAATCTACTGGCTCTAGCGCCGCTGCCGTAGGCCCTAGGATAGACTTTACTCAGGTGGGGGCTGCGGGCTCTTCCTCTGTTGGGGGCAAGATTGAGTTCTACACCTCTAGTTCTTCTGGGGGACAAGAGCTTGCTCTAAAAATCAACGAGGAAAAAACTACTATATTTGCATCTCAAACGTCTGCCCCAACTGCACACAAGGGAGGCATATATTACAACACATCTAACGATAACTTTTATATCGGACTAAACGCTTAATTAAAAGCCATGGCAACTTGGAAAAAACTACTTCATGAGGATAGCGAGATAGCTATAACTCAAATTGAGAACTTCGACGACATTGACGAGGGCCATATTATTATTGGCTCCGCTAATGGTGAGGCCGATAATCACCTCCTCCCCCATAAAAAAATCCTTATGGGTGACGGTAGCAGCCATGCTAAGATCACCACCCTGGTATCTGATACTGCTGGCACTGGAGACATTGTTGTTCATGAGGTCTTAAACGCCAGTACTATCACCCAAGACGCTAAGCTTAAGATCGTTGCTGATGCCGTCACCACATCCAAGATAAAGGATGACAATGTGACCATTGCTAAGCTTGCGCATCAGAATGCTCACGGGATCATGGTTTACGATGATTCTGATGCTGATGGTACTGGTATCCCCACATTCATTGAAGGGGGTACGGCTGGACAGGTTCTTAAGGTTAACAGTGACGCTAATGGATTTGAGTTTGCTGCGGGCTCTTCTGCTTCGTCTGTAGATATATCTCTTCATGACGCCAATAGAAGGGCTGTAATTATAGGTGGCGACCTTGACGACACTTCTGACACTTCGGCCACAATTAGAAAAGACTATCCAAACTTTTCATACAAGGAGGGCGAGACTTTTGAGTCTGCTGCATACAAAAATCACACTGGCAGTACTGTAGCTCCAGTAGCTCTTGAGGGTACTGCTGACTTGCATGTTCCAGACATAAAGACCAATATCACTGGAACCGCAGGTACGGCGATGCGAGCTTATGTAAGTAATGATAATGCTCAAACAGACCAGGAGTTTGCGGTAACCCTGGCGTCTCAGGGAGCCGATGGTGGTCAATTTGAAGACTCTGGCCCTTCTCACTTGGTCGCTCACAAGTCATTTACATACAATCCTGTCGAAGGCACCCTTACGGTCAATAATCTTAGGGTAACTGGAACAAATACGATTGTAGACACTGTCAACCTTGCCGTACAGGATCAAACTATAAGGGTAGCTACCTCCAACGACACCTCAACCGCCCAAGCCCAAAACTCAGGTATCGTAGTTAACATTGGAGATGGGACGCCGTTGGGGACCAACGCTGATGAAACGGATTATGAAGGCAACGCCGACAACAAACTACCTAGGGTTCTGTGGAGCAATTCAGCCACCACTACTCAAGGTTGGGTTATGGCCAGCAAGGGGTCGGGAGGTAGTGACAGTTCAATAACCTCTGCTAGCACTGAGGTTGGTATTGCGGCTATGAACCACAGCACAGGCAACATCACGCAGTCGACCCTGGACGGCCTTTATGATCACGGAATTGGAGCGTTTTACCTTGTAGACACTGACGCCACTCCAGAACTCTACATTCAAGTTGGATAATGGGTATTCTAGGAACAAAAAAAGAGACGCCTAAGGCAGTCTCCGATACCCTAACAGGAGAAGAGCTTGAGCATCTTTTGTGGGCTATCAGTGAGTCGAACTTTAGAGGAAAAGATGTACATTTGTTGTCGAGCATAGTCAATAAGCTCACAAACCAATTAAATTCAAAGTAATATGAAGTTTGATATTGACGAAGTTTACTTCGTGAAGTCAGCCCTAGAGGTTGCATCTATCAAAGTCTCTGATGCGAAGTTTGCTTCAGACCTTATGTCTAAAATTGATAAAGAGTTCGTTAGACTCCAAAAATTGTCTAGCAAGGATTCTGTAGCGTAACAAAATATGGCTAGCTGGAAAAGAGTTCTTACAGAAGAAGATCTTAGCGGCACTTCTCCAAACTTAGCTACTAGTGACTTAACTCAGAGTGCTACCCAAAGGGTTTATACTCTTCCGACCAGT